TTAACGCATTCGTCGAACTCTAAAGCCTGCTCTACAGTAGGCTTGTTTTGCGGTTTTGCCATAACTGCCCATTGTTCTGCTCATCTATGACAAGAATAATTCGATCTCTGCTTTGCGGCGGCGCACAAGACCAGGAAGCTCCTTGCCACCACCCTTAGTCCACATCATGAACGCATCCGCAGCACCTTCCCAATCGCCACGGTTGGCCTTCATTCGGATCGTACTGCGCTGCAAATTGCCTAGCCCTGCATTGAAGGCAAAAGATACCAAAGCGTCAAAAGCGCCTTGACGGCCAACAACGCCGGGAACAAGTCGTAGAACACCACGTTCAAAAGTTGCGACATCAGTCGTGAATAGTTGGTCGATTTCTGCTTTACTCCAGACACGAGCGTCCTCCGTTTTTAGCGGATAGTCTTTACGAGCCGTCTTACCTTCAGTCGCAACCATCGGTAGACTAATCTGATGCTGATATAGGACATGACCGTATCCAATCGTCCAGATATGCGCTGGGCAAAGATAAGGCTTGTTCCTACAGCCCTCAAAGCGGTGCATTAGGTCTACACCGGCCTTGGATAGCCTCATTTCTTGCTCCAGCCCCTTGAGCCGAACCAGAACCCAATAATGCCGCCCAGCATAGCCATCTCATCCGGGCTAAAGATGATGTCCGAATACTTCAGAACATCTTCCATGCTGTTAATCATGTCAGGGTTGGCGTACAAGTAGTAGCACAAGAACAGGTTGATCAGCACAAGCTCGATCACGAAGATGTAAGTCACAGTCGGACGGACCGTGCCAACATAGTTCGCGACCCACTGAGATGCCTTCTCCAGCACCTTCTCATCGTGCTTCAGAGCCGCCTCGGTCATCTGAGCCTCGGTCTGCATAGAAACCTGATCAGTGCGGATCTCCTCGATGCGCTGCTGTGCTGCCAAGCCCTGGGCCGCCAGAGCAAGCTCACGCTCCGTCTGCATCTTGGCTAGTGCCAGTTCGTGCTTCTGGTCGGACTTGTTCTGAAAATATTCCAGCAGCTTAGGAAGGCCAGAGATCAGCAGGCCGCCAAGGGTAGAGATGAGAGATAGCATCGTTTATTGCCCTTCGTAAATGAAGTATGGTTCAGTTTGTGGCTCCATCGTGCCGCTAGGCGATATAGCAGTTGCGCCGCCAACGTATCCAGTTCGCACAACATTTAACCCAAAACTGTTTGCCAATCTAGCCAAGTCTTTGGGGTCAAATGATTTACGCAAATCCACTTCCTTGCCATCTTTAGTAACAAGCCGCACGGTTGCTTCGTTGATTGCTTTGACGCCAGCAGGATCCATAAACAACCTAACGTGTGCTTGACGGGTGGCTTCATCTACCTGTGCCTGACCAAGCAAACCAAGGATTCGATAGCCTTTTTGCAAATTGCTATAAATGCCATTAACCAGCAGATTGCTCACACGTTCTGGTGCAACACCACCAATAAACCGTTGAATAGCTGATGTTTCTGCAACAGCAGCATCACGCACAGGAAGCTGATTAACGTCAATTTTCCCGGCAAGACGGGCAGAGTCAGCTAGCGCCGCCAGATTGTCTGTGTGAGCCTTGCCAAACACCTGATTGAAGGCATCCTTGTTCTTCTCCAAGAACCCAAATGGATCTCTGGAATCAAGCATGGTGTTAACCAACTGACTCCTAACAGCCATTTGAACATTGACCTTCTCATCAGCACTTAGTTTGTTAAGGTCCGTAAAGAACCGATTGCGATACCCACGGCCAGTAGAGCCAAGCATCTTAGAGATTACGGCATCCACTCCACCAGCGTCATAATCTCTTAGGAAACTCTGTCCAATGCGCGCCTGTTCTGCTCTGGCCGCATCATCAATTGCAACCTTTTCAGCGCCAAGAACTTGCGACCTAGTGGCAACGTCTTGAAGCCTTTGCTGCAACCCAGGAAGGTTGGCAACAATGTCGCTGTAACCACCATTGATGCTGTTTTTGGAAAGAAGATTTTCAAGTTTGGCAGGATCAATAAGGCCATCTTTGCCCAAGGCTTGGTTGTACAGCCTAGACATGACAGCTCTTTCTGCCAGAGGTACGCCTTCATCACCAGAAACGCGCAGGAACTGTGTTAGGGCCGTGGGAGATGATGCAATCTGAGGTGCAATCTTCTCTGCGTATTCTTGCGAGTTGATCCGTTGAATTGCCTCCGCATCACGGAAAGGAATGCCAACCTTGTTGTAGTAGTCGCGGTCGAGTTGAGCCATTGCATCGCCAAACGTGGTTTGATTACCACGCAAGTTGACATTGATAGCTCCACTGGAGTTTGTGACTTGATCCAATGCTGAATCAACACGTTGTTGAAGTACGATGAGGTTATCAAGTCGCTTTGGATCTTTAATGCGACGAATATCGTCAGCAACTCTGCGTTTCAAAGAGTCAAGACTTGTAATGTCCATTCCGACTCTAAGATCAGGAGCCGTAGTTGCTGGCAATGTTGTACCAGTTTCAACGCCTTCTACAGAACGACGCAACGCCCTAAACTTGTTTGATTGCTGCTCAACTAATTGCAACAAGCCAGATTGACGCGCCCAAGGATCATTTTGGAACAAGTCAAATGCGGTATTCAAAAGATCCTGCGTCTGCTGTGCTGGCAACAATGCACCCTGATCAGATGCTTGTCTAAGCACAGACGTATATTCTGGAGACAAAGCAGCCCTTGCCGCCTTTTCCCTGGCAACAACAAGATTTTGTATTGATGTACCGAGAGCAACAGGGGTCACATCTCCAGACAAGTTGATGTTAGTTGTGAGATTCTTAAGCTGATTGTTGATCGCTTCAACTCGGCGGTTAAAGTCAGTTGTTGCTGCTTGTGCCTTGGCTGTTGCAGATGGCATTTCTACGCCAGGAGCAGGAAACAACTCAGCGGCTTTAGCCCTTGTGGCAGCTTGCAAATCTGCATAAAGACTCTGCAAGTCAGACCTAAATTTGAGATCTGTTTTTGCAATGTTTTCCAGCTTTGTTCGGAGTGCAGCACTATCCAATCCCGTCACGGCTGCTGGCTGGTCTTTACCAGTAACAAACTTGACTCGATCATTGATGGCATTGATCCTAGCCATAAGATTCGGGTCAGCCTCAATAGCCTTGTTAATTAAGTCTTGAGCCCTTGACAAGCCTTCCACATTTGCAAGATCGGCAACATCTAGGTCTTTAATGCCTTGCATACGCCTTACAACAGATTCTCCGGCCTTCATGGCTCCAGCGCCACTTAGCAAAGCAGCCGTAATGCCGCCAAAAATCTGTCCAGGCACTCCTGCTACTTGACCACCAACTTCTCCACCAAACTCGCCAGCGGCACTAGCAGTCCCACCGGCTATTGCCTGAATTCCAAGACCAAGCAATCCTCTTGCTCCAACTAAAGAAGCTGGATCTGTAAGACCTTCAATAAATGCACCGAATCCACGTTGAGCAACAGTTGCAGGACGAATTTCTGGTCGAACGCCAAAAAGTCTTTGTACATTTTCCGTTGTAACTTGCTCTAGTTCTGGTTGAGCAGGGAATGCACCAGCAAACGTGCCAGTTGCAGCAGCAGAACCAGACGTCAATGCAGCAGGAGTGCGTGTAACACCCCTGCGAGCAGACTCAGCCAGAAACTCGCCCATGCTAGTAGCTGGACGCGGTTGTAGCACTGCTTCAGAGGGGCGAGATGGCCTCATTTGAAGGGCCATTGCAGCCAACTGCTTGGCATCTTCTACATTGCCAGCAGCATCTGCCCTCCGCAGGGCTTCTATAACCTGTTCGTAGGTTGCGGCCATAATTTCTACCTTTTAGGGCAAGTATTTGTCAACCAGTGGATTGCCAGTTCGCCCTCTAGCTGCTGGAGCTGTTTGCGATTCTGCGGGAGGAGTAGGTCTTGTTTCAGGTTTGACTTCACGGAATTTAGCCAACTCCTCATCAATTCCACGAAGCGTTTCTGTATAGTTTGGACTGTTAGCATAACCAAGTCGTCTTGCTTGTGTTTCATATGCTTTGCGTTGATCTAACAATGCTCCGCGATACACAGCCGTCATGAACTCTTCTGCTTGTTTTTTGGTTACAGATGTTAAACGACCAGTAAAAAATCTTGATGCCATATTTGCCAGCCTGTTATCAAGACCGCCAGTTTGGGCATAAGTTGCAACGTCTACATTTGATAAGGTTCCTTCATCAAACAATCTTGCAATGTTAATTGGCAATGCTGCTGAAGCAAAATCATTAGATGTAGATTGACGGATTACACGCAAAACACCTGGAGCGGCAGAAATGACGGCAGCAGTTCTTTTGAAAGTTGGTTGTTTTTCTATGAAATTCTCAAACTGTAACCAATCTTTTGGAGGCACTGGCTGTCCAGGCATAATAATTTTAGGAGCATTTCTTTCTTTTGCTTCTTCAACTAAACGATTAACAACAGCAGCCTCTGATGGCCTTAAATCTCTAAATGGCCTGCCATTGAATTTTTCACGCGAAATTCGTTCAGCTAACTCTCCAGCATTAAATGGTTCTTCTTCTTTACCAATACGAGTCCTAAGAGCCTTGATCTCTTCTTTGATGAAATCCTCATCACGTTTGGCAAGAGGAGAGCCAGATGCCGCTAGATCAGAAATCCTTGTAAGCTGTGCCTGCCGTGCAGCAAGCTGCTCACGAGCAGGAAGCGATGCTGCCGGAGCCTGCAAAGAATTGGGGTTGGCAGCCAGGAATGCTCGGTACTGATCATCAAGCCTTACATTGACCAGCCGTTTTTCAAGGTTTTCAATAATCGGCTTTAGTTGTGCAGCACGACCAACGGCCTCTGGAACTTTCGGGAATCTTGATACGCGATTAAATTCTTCCCTAGCTTGAGCAAGTTGAGCAGCAAGATCACCAGTTTCCGCTGTTGCAGCAGGTTGTGCCGTTATTGATGGTGCCTGCGAAGGCGCAAACACACCCATAGAGGCCAGATCTTCCATCAATCCAGGCTCTGCTGCTGCCCTTGTTGCTGGAGCTTGAGCACCGCCAATCATGGCTTGAAAACCAGCGGCTTGCCTCCTTACTTCTTCGGCCTCCAACTCTTCTTTGCTCATCAATGATCTTGCTTCTGCTTCCAAAGCCTGAACATCTTCAGCAGTCAATTCGCTAGGACGACCTAGCAATCTTGTAATTTCGCCCCTTCTACGCGCCCTAAGCAATGACTCTGGAGTACGATCTCTTTCAGCAGCGGCTCTGGAAGCTGCGGCAGCAGCCTCTGAAGCGCCAGCAGCAGCTAGACGTTGCTGACGTTGCGCCATCTCACTTTGCATCTGCCTCAAAACCTGAGACAACTGGATAGCGCCAACAGTATCACCAGCCTGAGAAAGAGCCTGGATGCCAGCAGACATCGACTCTGGATTTGTGTAGTCAATCTGCTGGGCAATGGCGTTACGGGTGCTAATCATCCGTAGTTGAGGATCTTGACCACCAAGAGCACCAGCAAGTTGATATGCGCCACGGCCAATGGAAAACTGCGCCTGCTGCATAGGCGTAAGTTGCGCGTACTGAAGCGCCATTTTTTCCGCTTGTGCGGCTTGAGTTTGCTGATATGTCTCAGGAGTGAGACTAAAAATGGTTGGAACAATATCTGCCATGATTAGCCCTCAAATAAATAGACCGTAATCTTGGTTTCCATAAGCCAAGCCAGTTCCAAACCCAGACTGTCCTAGTCCAGTTTGAGAGAAAGCAGCTTGTCCACCGCCTCCAAAGAAATTACTAACTCCTCTTCCAAAAGCTGGATTGCTAGATGCCATTGTCAGTGCAGTAGCAAACGGATTGAAGGCGTTAGCAGCCTCCAGTGTCCTTGCAGCACTCATACCGCCTTGCAACAATGCACTTGCAGCACCACTGCTTTGACCCCTTGCGCCAATGTCAATGCCAAGCGAGAGAGGTTGCTGTCCAAGACCTTCAATGGTTCTAGCCTGACCCAGATATGCTTCAAATGGAGCCAAAGCACCAATCTGACCTTGGTAAGCAGCCCGCAGCAGATCAGCGCCAGTGCCAAACAAGCCAGCACCAAACCGAGTCTGCTCTATGCCAGCCTGCTGTGCCCTAGTAGCCAATTCAGCGTCTTGTTGAGCCAGAGCGTTGTAGTACGCCTCCATCTCAGGAGATGCTGCACCAAGACCAGCAGCGCCACTAGGACGAGCACCAGTAGCACCAACAGCCAGCCCCTCACGACCCTGTTGAAACAGGCGGTTTTGAAGCTGGGCAAGCTGCCTCTCGCGGCTAGGAGCCAGCAATTCTTGCTGACGAGCCATGTACTGTTGAGCAGCCTGTTGAGGAGTCTCTGCCAGATAGCCCTGAGCCAGCCCAAACAGGCCAGGAGCAGCAGCCATCATGGGCTGATATAGACCAGGAGCAGCTTCTGCCTGAGTCAATCCCATGCCAGTCAGGCCCATCAAGCGATCTTGATAAGCACGCAACTCAGGAGAGACCTCGTAGCCAGCACCCGTTACGCGGCCTTCAGGGCTGGTTTGAAACGCCGATTGACCAAACCTAGTAGTGATGCCTACTGGTCGGAATCGAGCTTCTTCTGCTGCTATACGCGCTGCTTCAAGTTGTGCTTGAGCAGATGCTTGTGCTGCACGTTGAGCGGAACGTCCACCAAGTAGTCCCCCAAGTATCTGGGAACCACCCATAATTGCTGCTGCTGTTATAGGCATATCAAACCCCTATCAAAACATCATCCACTTTTGACGCATCTTTCTCGTCAGTTGCGTGGATACAGAACCAAACACAATCTTCAATCGCTTTTACGCCATGCGTAAGACCAGCCTTGATCTCAATGCAAGCAGGTGCGTTCACAATCTTCACATCATCGCCAATCATCACTGCAACTTTCCCATGAGCCAAGATCGATAGATGGCTGAACTCATGTGTATGCTTGAGGATGACAGATCCAGCAGGGAATCTTGCTTCTTTTGCATACAGGCCGTCACTGAAGTGATGTGTAATCACGAAGTCCTTTTCCACATGTATACAGTAATGTACGGCTGATAGTTCGCATTGGTTCCAGAGGATCCAGTAGATCCAGTAGTGCCAGACACACTGTGCGTATGAGCGCCTTGTGAATTGGTTGCTACGGTGTTGTATGTAGACACAGAACCCGCTGAAAAGATTTTCCCAGAATATGTCCCAGCATCAGCAGCCGCAGGATTAGTTCCAGCTAGATCCGAATACCTAAAGACATTAGTGTCGTGGGTGTGTGCGCCTTGACTGTCAGTAGTGGCTGAAAAGCTATGAGTGTGGCTGACAGTAATCGCATCAGCAGAACCACCAGTCTCCTCTGCTGTATCGAACAATGTATTGCCAGAATCAAAACCAACCATGACCCGACCAGCACCAAATGCGCTCCAAGTGCCAAAGCCTAGCAATGTCGCAGGATTGGTTGACACGACAGCCGTATAAATAGAACCAACCGGATGCAGCGCCTGGATACCCAACAAAATCGCAGATTGGACAAAAGCAGTAGTTGCGACCTGGGTGGTATTGGTGCTAGCCGAAGCTGTTGGAGCGGCAGGCGTACCAGTGAACGTAGGCGATGCGAGATCAGCCTTCGTAGAGATAGCAGTGGCAATGTTGTTGAACTCAGTGTCAATCTCAGTGCCCTTGACAATCTTTAGCGGATTGCCAGATGACAGCGCGTCTTTGGTAGCAAAGTTGGTACTCTTGGTGTAGTTGCTCATGACAGCTTCCCATCCTTATATTGGATTTCGATTCTCTGAATCGACAATGACGATCCGTTGATTTGTGATTCGTAGCCAGTTTGAACAATTTTCCCGCTACCAGTAGCAGACACCGACAAAATTTGTATAAGAACGCCTTCAGAATATTGTGCAACTGGAGAACCATTTGCACCATATTCAGCAACTCCATACTCAGAAATACCTTGAGTAGGAATTGTAGAGTTGGCCGACTGATAGTTGGTCAACAGATCAAAGCCCCACTTCATCGTGACCGTCTGATTCGTGCCGCCGATGACAGTAGCCTTCAGTCTTTTCAGGATCGAAGTAACATTTGCGTTACCAAGATCGGCGTGATTGGTGTAGTACAGCATCCTGTACGCCACACCATCATCTTGGAATGTCCCGTACTTTCCGATATACCCAGTTTTGCCGATCAGCACATCTCCATTCCTGCGAGATAGCAAAGCGGTTGGCTCTATAGAGTCCCAAATAGTCACCCTGAACGAACCGTCCTGTAGCTGGCCTCTTGTGTCAAAGCAATAAACCTCTTTGACAGAAGGCAATGTAATCAGGTAGAAGGCTTCTTTTTCAGAATAGACAGACTTGATGTTTCCTAGCGTTTCGCCAGCAACAATGTCCATGATGTCATTCCGCACGTTCTTGGACAGATCTCCAAGAGGCGCAGACTTCTCAACAATTGTCCTAGCAAACGACCTAACACCACTGTTGGATAAAAACAACACATCCTTGCCGGTGGTCTGAATCGTATCCCGTGCGATACAGCCGATACCGCCAACGGTGTCACTAAGCTGCATCGTCGATGGCGTAGTGGCATCTTGATAGACAAGAATCTGCCGCTTACCAAAGATGATCAGGAAGCCATTGTGAGCAGCAAGTCCTTGGATCTCATCAGGGCCATTGGGCCAGATCCTGTCCACATTGAGAGAACCAGCAGTACCAGTAGACCACACATGGCCTGCCAAAAGATCAGAGAAGTAGACCGTATTCTTGACAGTGGACGTATTGGCGACCCACAGCCTACCAAAAGCCGATAGAGCGATGTTGGCGCTTGGCACCGTAGCGACATAGCCAGTTTTCTCACTTACACGACGATAGGTCGTAGTGCTGACAGCGGGATCATAGATCAGCGGATCGTGGCCAGTCTGGAAGAAATAGGTGATCCCATTGAGGGAAGCGCATGACCAATTGCTGGCAGTGATCGTAGGAGCGGAGCCACCCCCCCCATAGGTCAATTCCACGACAGCATTAGAGCCATCGAGCTTGAACAGCTTGTTATTGCCTGCGAACAATACAGTCAGCGTGCCGTCAGACTGCACAAGCTCATGGATCACGCCAACAGGATTAGCC